CTCCTAATGATGGACCACCATCACCTCCTAATAGTGGACCACCACCATCACCTCCTAATGATGGACCACCATCACCTCCTAATAGTGGACCACCACCATCACCTCCTAATAGTGGGGGAACTTCATCTCCTCCCGGTAAAAGTCCTGCTGGTGTAATTTCTAATGGTAGGTCCCCTTCGCTGTCTAGTAAAGGTCCCTCTGGTGGACCCTCTATAAGAATCTCTGGATCAATATCTAAAAGAATATCCGGTTCTTCATCGTCACTATCAGAATCCTCATCGCTATCAGATTCTTCTATGTCAGGTACGGGTTCTTCTATGTCAGGTACGGGTTCTTCTATGTCAGGTACGGGTTCTTCAAGTTCTACCCCATCCTCACCATTTAAATATATGTTAACGGAGTTACATCCATGATCACAATGAGGAACACAACTATAACACAATTGTCCATTACGATAAGGAACGTAATAATTAGTCCAATATTTATAATAGTTTGGGTTTAAATTAGACCAATTCGTACACATTGATTTTCCTTTACGAACTTTTTTATAACAAGAATTAAGATTTTTATAGGAATTATATCTGTTTGCAATTTCACCTGACAATGGGTGTATTTCCACTGGTTGATTGGGATTTGATTTATCAGTTAAGGTTGGTATGCAAAGTATTTTTTCCATATCAAGAGTATTATCTTTCGCAATAACACAAACAGCCCGGTGTTTATTTTTAGTAGGGGATGGAGGTGTTTTTTGTACTGCACGGCTAGTAGTCATTGGTTGTTCATCAGATATTTGTTTGTTAATTTGTATATATACTAACCAAGCAAGTAATCCTATTATTATCATTCCGATAACTATAACTAGGGGAGATATTTTATCCATTTATTAGAGACTAGAATTTTAAAAAGAAAATATAATTAGAATATATGAAATAATGTATAAAATTAATGTAACTCCGTATTTTATGTTTGATTGTGGATTAGTGTTAAATGTTAATGATTGTAAACCTTTTGGACTAGTAGAAGGGGTATTTTTAGGTTGAGTAGAAGGGGTATTTAAGGATTGTTGCTTAATTAAATTAATTAGTGAAAACGGAGCCCCCCCACCTTGATTATCTGGTACCAGTTCATTACAATCGACAACTGCTTCATAGAAAATTTCAGGTTTTTGATTGGATACATTATATACGGAGTCACCCAAAGGTCCATTCCAAGGCATAACTATACCATTATTACATATAAACTTAATTTCACTAGGATCTTCTTTAGGGAAATCTTCCATTTTCATAACAAAAATTGGTGATATATCTGCATCTACCCATGAGTCTGGAAATACATAGGGATCAGCAGGGTCTTTATATGCTTTTACGGATGATTTTAAGTGTTCAATTTTATTGGGGGAGGGTTTGTATGTAGTTTCTAAACAGGGTGGTGGTTCGGCGCAATAATTAACAAAAATTTCTTTGTGATCTTTTTCATAAATATAAAGTGGTTTAGTTTCTGGTACGGGTTTGTTATAAGCATAAAAGTATGTACCATCTAAGTCTAGATTAGGCCAAGAATCTGATATTTTTTTGATTTGGATGGTATTGTATGGATATTCTGGGTTTCTAATGGCACAATATAGTTGCATACCAACGGGAACAGGTCTGAATAGGGGGTTAACTGAATAGAAGTAAAATGCTAAATGCCATGCATTTCCATAAGGATTTTCTATAGGTGGTTTAATACATTCTACTACTTGATTACCATTTTCATCTAACATATTTTGAGAACTATTTATATAACAAAGAAATTTATCGCTTTCAATAATATGATATACACAGATTGGTATAATTAAGTCTGGGTTATGAACATTTTTAAGTTTGTCAGATGGATTCATTTATTATATAAATATAATAAATTAGAATGGTTTATGTTAAAAAGATGGGACACTAAAACCTGCTTTTTTGAGTTGATTGATAAGAAAATGTTTGATATTTTTCTCTGTATAAGGAACATTGATTAAGATTACCCCGTTTTGTTTACACATGTTTTTCTTCATATAATCTCGGTATTGTTGGTTATAAAATGCTTCTTTATTTTTGTGTAAATATGGGATATATCGGAAATGTTGTTGCCCGTCATATTCTACTGCTAGGTTAAGTTCTTTACAATAACAATCTAATTCTAAATTCAAATTACCCCCCGTAACTGGATTTCTGAGCCAATCAGGTCGTACACTTGGGAATTTATGAGGTTTAAACAATTCTTCAAGGATTTGACGGCATTCTAATTCACCTTTACTTTGTCGTGGAACTCTAGGATTGAGTTGTTGAGTATGAGGATGGGTATAAGGTTTATTAACTGGAAAAACAAAAAATTTGTCGTTTGAAATTGTGCCTTTTTTACCAGTAAACCAATAGTAGAACCCCCCAATAATAAAGAATAATATACAAATTATTAGTAATATTTCATTGTAATTGCGTTTAACTTTATTAAATAATTTGGGGAAAGTTAGTTCTTTTCCACTTATATATTTAGATTTTTTACCAAATATTCTAAGCATTTATATTATAGTATTAAAATTATTCCATTTCAATTTCTTCGTAATTTAAAGTAGGTAGTTGTATTCTACACATAGGACAAACAGTATTATAATGACCCCATTCTAAAAGACATGTATGATGAAACAGGTGATTACATGGTAATGATGCTACGTCATCATTATCTTTAAAATCTTCAGTGCAAATAGAGCAATCTTTTTGTTTTAAAGAATTTTCAATACTAGAAAATTTTTTGGATGTAACGTCTATATTTGTGGTTGGTGCCCTAGTTAAACGATTACTTTGATTTAGAGATTCTTCTACTGTTCTTTCTATAAGAATGTCGGAAATAGGTCCTCTTCTATTAAACCTTATATTTCTACTCGGTTCGGGTAACTCACGAGCCATGTTAATAATAGAAAATAAAGCAGACATCATATTTTCATTTTGTTGGGGATCATCTAGGTCCCTATAAGATATCAGTGTTGTTGTAGTGGTAGTATTGGTTGTTGTAGTGGTAGTTGTATCATTTTCCTCATTTTCTAAATTATTTATTATATCATTCATAATATCACTATGTACCCTAAATGCTACATTTTCACTCATTTATAGTAGGACAATATAACGTTTAAATATTTAAATTTGTACTACCTATAAATTAATAGAATGGTGTATGATTCCATCCTAATTCTTCAAAAAGTTCTTTACAAATTTCATCATGGAAGAACTTTCTATCTATGGTTTTCAAGATAATGAATTCATCTTTATTGCATTCGTGTTTATGACGTCTTAGGAGTTGATATAATACATATTGCGTGTTAATAAAGTTTTTTCTATTGATATGTTTAAATTTTTTGTCATAAAGGTCAGTAAGTGCGTCAAAATCATCTAATAATTGGTCTTCTAGATGGCTTATATCATCTGGTTTAATATTAGTGAATGAATAGTGGATAAGATGTACATTTTCATAGTGATTAGAATATCCCAATTCTTTTAAGAATAATAAAACATGATTTTTAGTTACATTTTTGAATCTTTCTTCGCGTGGTGTAGTATCCTTATCTCCTATTAATAAATGATGTTTCTCAAATTGTTCTTCTAGGGAATCAAATATTTTGGATACAATAGTACTATTTTGTTTTCCCTGGTATTGTTTAATACAGTCTCTAAAATGTATTTTCCTATCGTACATATATTTAGAGGAAATATTAATACGATCAATATCATTATAAGAGGATATATGTTTGAGAACTAATTGTTGGGCAAAACAATATTGACATACATATATATTTTTATCGATATTATCAAAGTCTTTTTTATTGTTACAATTTGGACACTGTATAACATCAGATGAATTATTTTTATTGTTATTGTTATTGTTATTGACTAAGGTATCATCAGTGTAATTTACTGATATTTTAAGAAACTCGTTAATTAAGTCGTTCTTTTTAGTGTCATTTTTAACTTCTTTACCCAAAAAAGATACCTTAACAGGTGTTTTTAGTATTTTTTTGTAGTTTTCAATTATGGGTAGGGTTTGAACAATATATAAATTGTACTCAGTTTGTTTATTTAGATTGTCTAAATATTTATTTAGGGAGTCATAAGAATATTGTAAATTTTTATGGAATTTAAGTTGATTTTGAGTATTTAAATTCTCAATAGTTTGTGATAACTCCTTTAATTTTTCAGTATAAAAGGGTATTTTTTCGAATTCTTCCAAAAAGCCAAGGCGAATTTTTTGATCGATGGCTAAAATATCAATGTTATCCGACATTTATCATTTCAAAGATATGTTTAAAACTATAATATAATTTTTTAATTATATTATTCATCTTGTTTCTTAGAAGGTGTTGGTGGTAATTTATTGTTTATTTTTGCTAGTTGTAGTTGTTTATTGATATGATCTTCAATTTTGTTACCTGTGGATGGTATGTGGTTCCCTGATTCTCCAGCGTTCATGGCCTCTTGCATCATGGGACCCATCATTCCCAACATTTGAGATAAATCAGGTGGGGGTGGAGGGGTTTCTCCGTTTTCTTTTGCTTTTATAGTTTGGTCTAGGGTTCCCATCATAGTATTAATCATGTTAATTGATGGGTCCATATCTTGACCATTTTCTTTTTGTGCTTGTTCATTAAGAGTACCTACCATATTTTGTACGGTACCCATTAATTTGCTAAGATCTAAGGTACCATTTTCTAAGCCATTTCCCATTCCCCCAACTAATTCTGAAAATATTCCAGATTGCATGATTGAACTTACTGCTTCCATGGGATTAGCATTGGGATCAACATGTTCTTCCACTTTTCCAATGATATTCTTTAAGAAATCCTCTTCACCGCCAGATTCTTCTTTGGTACTTAAAATTTGTTTAGCCTTACCTGTAGGATCTACTAAGGCTGATATAGTTAATAAATGTTTCCATATAATATTTTTAGCATCAGGATCAGCGTCCTGGTAAATTTGGTTTATGTTGAGATATACTTTTTGAGAATAAGTAATATTAGCAACCTCTAATTTATTAATATTTTTTGTGTAAATACTTTCACTATTTGATACACAAAATGTTTTGAAGCATTCGATATGTTTTAATATAGGTACTTCATTGGCTATAGTAGTCTTCTTTAATAAATGTGCATATAATCTGATAGGCCGGTGAGTATCTCCCATATATTCGTCTAGGCAAATAATAAAGTTACAAATGGCTTTAAAAGTTAAAAGTGCTGAATCGGATAACATACTTTGTTATTTTATTGATTATGTTTAAATATTAATTAAACATTTAGGATTAAAAGAAGCAGGTTGTATAATATAAATGGTTGAAACATGCAAATATTGCCTAGGTAAATTTCGTGATAAATCCTCTCTAATTAATCATCAAAACAAAACTCAGTATTGCCAAAAATATAAGGATGTCAATTTTACTTGTGAACGTTGTGGGTTTAATACGAAAGGAATCAAAAATATAGATAACCATTTACTCCAATGTCCTACTAATGAAACTAGACCTTTACCTTCTGTGTCTATTCAAGAATATCAAAAAGAATTAACTATAGAAAAAATTAAAAGTACTATTTGGCGTAAATTATTAGAAGATAATACTGATATTAGAACTAATGATATATTCTGTAATTATGAAAATATTTTAGAAATTAATACAGCAATTCCCATTGATCAAATAAACATCATTATTTCAGAACAATCTCAAAATATAGACGTCAAACAATGTCATCAAAATACGAAGGAAGATGTCAAGGAAGACCCTACATATACCCCTAAGAAACAAACTTATCGACCATTAAAAACAAACGTAGAAATAATCAATACTGATACAGTTGTAGAATCTGATACTATACCTAATGAAAAATCTAGTATGAATTTAGATACTATTAACACGGAAATATTAGGGTTATTTGATAAACTCAAACAATCAAGAACCTATAAACAGATAATTGAACAGATTAGGCGTTTACGTAATAATATGATAGAACATATACACATTGACGAATATATAGAAATAGTAAAGGACCACATTGAAAAAATACAAGAATTTTTAACTAGCAAAAATTATCAACTCAAGAAACTTCAGGGAATTATTTCAGAACATGGATTATCATCTCTTGAGATTAGACTAACACGCTATGGGAAATACACCAATTCACATCTAGATATAGACGAAATGCAAATATTACTTACATCAATCTGCAACAATACCGAAACTTTTAGATATTTTAAACCTTTTAATGCTGATAATATATGTAGACAATTTTATATGTACGGCGTTGCATTATTTTCGTTAGACCAACTACTAGATATTTTTTTGTTTAATAAATATAAGTATTTTAACTTAATTTATTTACCATTAGCCAAATCGATGGACTCAGATCCTTATAGTTTTTATACTCTTGAACGTGTTAAAAACAATAAAAAATTTTGGAATATGGATTGTAGACTTGATGATACTAGTAATAATATTATTAGTAATATTTTACCATATATGGTTAATTTATTTCGTTCAATATACAAACATATATTTGGAGATAATAATTTCAGAAAAGATTATTCTACAACATGTCAAATAACCGAATGTGACTGTGAACAATTACTTCAAAATATTATAAAATTATCCAATTCTAAACAATTTTGTCTACAATTACAACGTAAGGTTATATCTAAGGCAACTTATGAGCCCAAAGAAGACTTAGATAGATTTAATCTTAAAGGAGATGATGCATTACAAAGAAAACAATTTCATGAAAAAAGTGGAGATTCTATAGAAGTACTTAAAACTCTCTTTGATGATATTTCTACAGAAGATACTGTAGATTTTTATAGAAGTAGAATTACTTAAAAAAAACGTTATCTATATATTAAATGAATAATAACCCTCCACCCAAAAGGTCATTAGATTCACCATCTGATGATACTATATCTTTAAAATATCCTAAACTAGACAAAAAACCAGATGAAAATGAAGTAATTAAAGAATTCAACAATGAAGTCGATGAGGAGGAAGTCGATGAGGAGGAAGTCGATGAGGAGGAAGAAGAAGACAATGAGTCTTCCAGTGATGAGGAGTTTGATCTCGAGAAAGAGTTAGAATCATTAAAAGAAACAGATCCCGTTGTATTTGAAAAATTACAAGAAGTTAGAAAAGAAATGGAACGTACCGAACCTAATGTAGTTGATCTTTTTAAAACACCTCTTCTTTTAACAGATCGTGTTAAACTATGTCAACAATATGAAGTTTACAAGACCCATATTCCCAATACGGAGGAATGGTTAGAAGCCCGCACAAGATATAACTTCCTTTTTAAAAATTATAAGCAAGGCTATCAGGAGTATTGCAGGTTTACAGCGGAAGAACATGAACGTATGAATAGGGAAGAGAAAGAATTGAGTAGTTATGACAGTGAATTATCTATAAAGTATAAAATTTTGAATCTTAATGCTTCTAAGGCTAATAAGGCCGTAATTTACCGTCGTTACGAAGAGTTACTTGCATTACCACATCAAAATGATGAATACAGCAAAATTAAACATTGGTTAAAATGGGCTGTGAATATTCCGCATGATAATATCAAGGAAGTAAAGGTTGATAATATTAATGAGTTTATAACTAGGGCATCTCAGAAGTTAGACGATGAATTATTTGGCATGGAAAATGTGAAGGAACAGATACTTTTGTATATTAGCGCCAAATTAATGAATCCAAATATGAAACGTAGTAATTTAGGGTTGGTTGGGCCACCGGGGGTGGGTAAGACGGCGATAGCCCGAATGATTGCTAAATTAATGGACTGGGGTTTTGAACAAATATCCTTCGGTGGAATGGACAAACCTGATTTTTTGAAAGGTCATGAATATACTTATATAGGTGCTCAACCGGGTGTAATTGTGAAAAGTTTGAAACAAATGGGCCATAAAAATGGAGTGATCTTTTTGGATGAGTTGGATAAAGCAGCGGAACACCCTGATATTCGTGCAGCCCTATTACATTTAGTTGACCAATCACAAAATACTGATTTTAAGGATAATTTTTTGGGTGAAATTAGTATTGATCTGTCTAAAATTTGGTATGTTGGATCTATGAATAAAATACCAGAAGATCAGGCATTAGCAGATAGGTGGTGGATAATAAAGGTTGATGGATATAATAAACAGGAAAAAATACATATTGTGGAAGATTATCTGATACCCAAAGCGTTGCGGAATATAGGTATTGATAAAAATAATATAGAGTTTGATAGGGATATTACGACATATTTGATAGAAAAGATTAGTAAGGATAGTGAAAAAGGTGTACGTACTATCGAAAAATACATTTTTGATATTATTAGTAAAATTCACTTTATTGTGATTCATCAAGATGAAAATGGTAAATTACCATTTAAGACAACTTTTAAGATTGCAGATAAATTATCCTATCCTGTTAGAGTAAATCGTAGAATATTAGAAACATTATCTGACAATAAGGAACTAGAAACAGTCTTAAACATGATGTATTTGTAATAAAATATTATATAATTTATATAATATTTGATAATAATAAATGAAATTTACTATAAATCCGTGTAAGGGATGTAAAGAAACATGTAAAGAAGGTTCTGGTATTAATGAACTAAATAGTTGTCTTACCGAAACAGCAGCCGCATTCGCAGATAGTTTTCCTAATAACAGTGTTTTATATTTGGAGGGAGATGCTGGTATAAATTGGGCTGAGTGTATACAACAAGCCATGAGTGAAATGGGTCGTGCACCTTGTAATTTTCAATTAAATCCGGCTCCAGTTTTTGTACAAGCACCTCATCATTTCCCTCAATTGTTAAGGAAAACAAATAATGTTGAAGATTCATATAACACATGCTTAAATTTATGTCAATATAATCCTCATAATAACTTAGAGTGTATTAAAAATTGTAAAGTAGATATGGCAAGTATAGTAGTAGAAAAACCAAAAATTCCAGTTCCAATTGAAAGATATGAAGAAATACCTCCTCCTCCTACTCCTCGTCCTACTCCTCGTCCTACTCTTCGTCCTACTCCTCGTCCTACTCCTATGGTTAAATCTCAAAAAATAACTACTTATGGAGATATTGCTCAAGATAAACCAATAGCATTTTGGTCATCTTGGTTCGTTGGATCTATAATATTTAGTTTAATATTGATAATAATTTTCATAGGATTTACCTTAAAAAATACTAATCCGTATTTTAGTTCGATAGAGCCATTTTAACGAATCTAGTAGTTCTAGGACGATTAGGTACAAAATTTATACTTGGTGGTTTTTTACGACAAGGACGAATTTTAATAACTTCATTTTCACTAGTATTATTTTCACATAGACTAAAACAGATTCCCATTTATATTATATTCATATAATATAATATAATATAAAATTTACCCTCTTTCTCTCCATTGTGCTTTACATGCTACACATTCAGCATACACACTTGTCCCTTCATCACAACTACGATCTTGCCGAGCATATGAATACACTCTTTTACTACCGCATTGTTTACATTGAAACACACCTTCTTCAACCTCAAAAGGATTACGAATAAAATTATTTTGTTCTGCTATATTATCTGCCATTTCATTATATGAAAAATGGTCCCAAGATATTTGCCCTTTTTTAAGGTGTTCTAAAATATCGGATAAAGTAACTTCATTGTATATATCTCCGATAATTTGTAATATTGCATTTTTATATTGAAGTTCTTGTTCGTAGTTATCATCATACTTTTTAATTATAATCTTATAAACATTTCTTTCTATGACTTCAATGTTTTTCTTTTGTTTTAATACTGTTCCTAAACTCTCAAGTCCTTGTTTACGATAAGAATCGTCCATTTTGATATAACTAAAGATTAATCTTAACAGAAAATCATTTTTATAGTTTAATATAATAAATGTTTTCAAATTCTTGTGAAAGACCTTGCAATCAAAGAGAATGTGAGATAGAAAAATGTCCTAATGATTTATCAGCACCTTATGTATGTACGTTTCCTCCAAATGCAAACGAATTTTTAGGTTGTTCTGCAGACCCATCAACTTGGTATGATAACCCAAATTGTTTATTTTGCTGTAATAAGACTATATGTAAAGAAAAAACTTGTGAAGAAAACTGTGTATATGGTGAATGTCATGATGGAACTTGTATTTGTGAGGATGATTACACTGGAGAATGGTGTGATGAATATAAAACATGTATTAATGACAATGATTGCAAACACGGGAGATGTACAAAATATGATGCTAACTATCAATACTGTGACTGTGATAGAGGTTGGTGGGGTGCGTATTGTGATGTAAAAATACCTTGTGCAGACCAAAGTGATGTATGTAAATATGGAAGTTGTATTGACGGAGAATGTGTATGTTACCCTACCCATACCGGAGAATTTTGCGATATAAAACGACCATGCGAAGAATATTGTGTTAATGGAAGATGTATTGATGGAGAGTGTACGTGTTCTCTCACTTGGTATGGTAAAACGTGTGAAGAAAGAGTAGAATGTAAAAATTACTGTAATCTCGATCATGGGGGTAAATGTATTGATAACGAGTGTGTATGTAATGTTGGATTCAAGGGGTATGATTGCTGGGATATAGATCCCAAAACTTGTTATGAGGCTTGCGTTTTAGTACATCATGATGAATTTGATGCACTTGATGGTAAATGTAAAGACGGAGTATGTACTTGTGACGTTTTTGGTGGACCATCTGTGAAAATTGATTTCGATTGTTCTAAAGAAAGGGTATAAGGAGAAGGAAAAGTAAATAAAATGGCTGAATTCAATCAAATTGAAATGGTACTTGATATGCGCGAGAATGGTCTCGAACAGGAGTTGAATAAGAGTAAAAATATCCGGTTTCGAGTTAAGCAACTTGATTTGGGTGATATTGCATTTATGAAGGGTGAAGAGACGTTATTAATTATAGAGAGAAAGACTGTGGAAGATTTAAAAGCCAGTATATGCGATGGTAGATCTCGAGAGCAAAAGGCTAGGCTTTTGGGAAGTGGTATACCTACAGAGAGAATAATGTATATTATCGAGGGTAATTTGGATAAGGATTTGAAAAGTAAAGTGAGTGGTGTACCGGTGTCTACTTTGGTTGGTAGTATTATAAATACTGAGTTACGAGATAATATTAAGGTATATAAGACTGCGTCGTTGCATGAAACTGCTTTGTATTTGGAGAAGATGTTGGATAAGTTGAATAAGGATGGCAATGATTATTTTAAGAGTGAGGAGAAGAAGATATCTGCGAGTGAGTATTCGGCAAGTTTGAAGAAGAAAAAGAAGGAAAATATGACACCCACGGTATGGTTTATAAATATATTGTCTTCAATACCACAGGTAACCGAGAAAATAGCGGATATTATAGTAAGTAAATATGGAAGTATGGTAAAATTGATGGAAGAGTATGAGAGAACTCCTGAACATTTGAGGGTGAAGTTGTTGTCAGATATGAAATATGTGATTGCAAATGACAAAGAGAGGAGGGTAGGTGATAAAATTTCTAAAAGAATATATAATTTTATATATGGAATTTCGGAAGAATAAGTTTTCTTTGATATATATAAAAGAAATGGATAGTCTAGAAAGTAATGAATTAAGTATACATACTATTATACTAATAGTAGTAATCTGTTTAATAGGTGTATATTTAATTTATAATCAAGCATGTGAATATTACCAAAAGGATGATCCAGTATTGAATAAGTTGAGACAGAATTTTAAAAACTTCTTTAATCAAGAAACTTATTGGACAAGTGCTTTACAAGAACTAAATAGCAATCATATCGACTCTGCCGGGCACAGAATGCGTAATATTGAATTACTTAAAGGTAATAAAAGTTATACTATTAATAAAGAAAAGGTATTTTTATGTTTACAAGATGAAAATGATAATTATTATGACATGAATATGCTGGTTTATGTTTTGGCACATGAATTTGCACATGTGATTTGTAATAGTGTGGGACATACTGAAGAATTTCACAAAATTTTTGATCAATTATTGAAGGAACTAGAGAATTTTGGCATGTATGATTCACGAAAAGAAATTTTAACAGATTATTGTGGTCATGGCGTAGAAGATGATGATGAATAGTTTAAAGAGATTATTATAATAACTAAAATGTCAATAAAAAAAGAAAGTTCTCTAACAACACCAGAAGATCGTGATCAAACTAATAGGTGGAAACCTGAACAAGGAGCCCCTAATTTAACAGAAGACGAAGTTAATTTGGCGTTAGATGAATTAAATAATGATGCCTTTATTCAGAAGTTTCCTCGTGTAGATCGTACATATGCCGATCCTCCACCACCTATGCAAACAATAGGACTGTTATCATTTATTCCTGCTAAAGGGGCAACACCTAATAGTAACGGTGTATATGGTTTTGCTAAACTCAGGGGTAATTTTGCAACTCCACAGGAGGCTGATCAACGTGCTGAATTTATAATTCGAACTGTGGATTCATACCATCAAATATTTCATACTTATGTGGGAAGACCTTTTCCGTTAACCGAGAGTTCAAAATATTCTGCTGAAACTAGTGAGATTGATATACGGAAAGAAACTACAGAGGCAGTATCCACAAGTGTTAAAAATAAGAAGGCTGATGAACAAAAAACTGTAGATGAAATTAAAGAACGAGAAGAAGCATTAAAAGAAGATGTATCCGGAGAAAACGTTGATCCCTACGACGAGTATATTACTTTACGTGTTAAGAAAGCACAATTATCATGGACCTATCTGGAACATATTAAGAAGATGGAAGAAATAAAGGGTATTCTTACCCAAACTCGTAGTGAAATATCCCGTCTAGATGAGGAAAATGCAGAATTCAAAGATAAGTATTATGATAAGTATATTACTGCTCGTAAGAATGCAGGGATCAAAGATACTGCAGAGGAACTTGAAGATAATTTTATGAAATATCTAGTTGAAGACGTTAAACTTCCAGGTATAGATGAAACTTTACTCATAGAGGTTAACACATAAAATATTCTTTAAATTTGTAATTTTTATATTGTTATATTATAAAAATGTCATTCGCACCTATTGCTGGAAATGAATCCTTTTCAAATGTCGAGAACGTTGCCTCGGCTGTTAGAAATTTAGACCTTAGTTCAGGTAGCGCCTCAAACTTAAGTGCAGATGTTGTTAATTTTGATAAAACTATGACTGATGCATATGTAATCCCATTCGCCCAACAACTAAATTTAACTGCTACCCCCCCTATCAATACAGGAAATAAACGTTTATATAGAACTACTGGCTGGTTACCTCATTTATCAGTAACTACTGATACAGCCATCTTACCCAATGACATACCGGCCGGCGCCACTGCTGATACTGGTGTTTATTTTAATAACGAACCGCTTCAGCCAGCGGCTACCCTCAACACCGATCCACAACTATTATTACTACCAGTAGGTGCCACAATTGTAGGTGCGGGTTGGGCGCCTGCTAATGGAACCGCCCTTACCGGCGCTGCTGGTGGCGACGCCTCGAGCGCAATTGCCACCGTGGCAAGCGGCACCGCCGCTGCCCCTACACTTCCTCTTTTAGACGGCAGCGTCGCCGGTGCCATTACGCAGTCCGTCTCAATCGCTACTGGGATAGTGCTTGCTACTTTAGGGTCATATGGTGGAGTCGGAATTCCTACAGGTGGTGTAAGCGCCGCTGGCTCTGTCGTCGGCGGCGCGGGTTCAGTAATCGCCCCTGTTCTTTCGAACACAGTCACCGCGGACAATCAGGCAGTTGCTTTAATTAATCTCCTAGCAGGAGGCGCGACCTTCGGATATTCATCTGGAGGTGATCTTGCTGTGAATATTTACTACTTACTTGACGAATAAATCTTAAATATATTTATATTTTTTTTTATATTATCATAATATAAAAATGTCATTCTTCGCACCTATTGCTGGAAATGAATCCTTCTCAAATGTTAACACTGTTGCTGGACAAGTAGAAAACTTAAATTTATCTAATGGTCAGGTGGTTGTTGAGTCACTAAACCTTACCGGTCTAGTAAGTGATAGTAAAAAAGCCCCTGGTGGAACTGTAAAACGCATGATTGGATATGCACCTAATAATTTTGCACCTTCCGCCGCTAGTGCAACATTTTTCTTGAACAAAGAACCCGGTCTTCCTCCCGCTGAATCGGCTGATTATGATAAATTATTCAAATTTCCCGTTGGATCAATTCCAATTAAAGCAACTATCACTAATAACGGAACCTTAATTACAAGTGCTGGTGCGCTAACTGCAGATGTTGATCGCCAGGCTTGGAGTGCCACGCCGAGTGGTGCTGTAGGCGCAGGTACTACTATATTTAATACTGCTATTATGGTAGGTACTGTAGTCACTTCGTGCGCTAATAATTCTAGTGGAATTACTGTTAATTCTAACGTCCCCATCCTCGCCTCCGCCCTTTTTAATACTGCAGGTACAGAGACTATCACTGGTACTTTAGCAGCAACAGTAGATGGTGCTGATTGTGTAAGTATTGTGTGTAGCGCTGATACTATTACTGCAGGTGATGTTTCAATAGTCTTTGAAGTTTTTATTCCCGATCCTGTAGCCTAAATTTTATAAGTAAATATTTCGTATTAAATTAATATAATTTATATTAATTTACATAGGGCAAGTAGGGCAAGTTTTATTTTTAGTTAGAAGATAATATGCTACACAAGAAATAATGGCGATAAGTATGAGAATGCCTATATATAACCAGCGTTTTTTCTTAGGTGCTGTAGCGGCTAGGCCTGCTCCTCCCGCCGAGGCGGCTGCAATGGCAGGTATTGCACATACGGGACAAAATTCTTCTTTACTTCCTACAATAGGTTGAGATTTTTCATCTTTTTTAACTTTGTCATAATATTCTTTTGTCATTTATTTGTCTAAATATTTTAATTTTATAAATAAAATGAAGTTAGTGACTAATTTAAAAGGGGTTCCGATATGTACGTTTATAGCAGTAGTATCTCTGGTGGTATTTGGTTTATATGTAAGCAAAATAATTAAAGCAGTGCCGTGTGGGAAAACAATTATATCAGTGTTTAATTCTACGTTTGTGCATTTGGACATCTATCATTTATTCGCTAATTTATTGGCATTATATTCTTTGTCTAGGGTAGAAGAATCGATGGGGATGAGTAATTTTGGGTTTTTATTAATGTTTTTATTTGCGTTTAATTGTATTACTGAAGTTTTACTATATAAAATGTTTCCTAATTTACCTTGTAGTGTAGGATTATCTGGTATATTATTTGGTATTATGACTTGGGAGATGGTGTCTAAACAAAAGTTGGATAATACAATGTTTTTATCTATTATATTTATGGTAGTATGGCCTTCATTGCAAAATTCTAAAGTATCTTTTCGAAGTCATGCCAGTGGAGCAATATCTGGTATTATAGGAGGATTATTATGGTATTATATATTTAAAAATAAGTAAATTTATTAACTCAAAAAAAACTTGATATAAATAAAAATGCCAAGTAGAAAAAAACCATGTAAATCTAATCAAGTTAGAAATAGATCTACAGGACGGTGTAGATTAAAATCACGTAGAAAATCACGTAGAAAATCACGTAGAAAAACATCTAGACGTAAGACTTCAACTCGTAGAAAACCAAGTTCTCGTGGCACTGTAACATTAAATAAATTTTTTGAGAAAATATTTGTTATTTCACTTTTTGATAAATTGGAGAGATATACGAAGGTATTAGATCAATTCAAAGCCATAAATACGAATATAGAAAGATTTGTTGCTGTGGACGGTCGTTGTAAGGATCAGGGAGAACAAGGGTGTTTAGATAAATTAAGAAGTTTTGAAATGGGTTATAATGTTAGAATACCAGTATACAAGGATATTAATTTACAAGAGATAGTTCCAGCAGCATCTCTTACGATAGGTACAATTGTATTACTGAGAAATATGGTTAAAAATAAATGGAGTACTATGTTAATATGTGAAGATGATGTAGAATTAACTCCTGATTTAATGGAAAAATTTAGCGCTGGAGTTCGAGAAATGGGATCTCGAAAATGGGATGTGTTATACCTTGGCTGTGGTAATAGATGTGGTAATGAGGGAGTTAGTTATGAAAAAAGACCAGGATATGAATTAAGTGAAGTATCTAAAGTTTTAAAGAAAAATTATGGTGAAGATGCACCGGATGATGTATATGTAACTGATTCTAGGGATTTACGTGAACCATGTGAAGATGATTGTACTAAATTTTCAGAACATTTAACTTGGGCGTGGACTCCGAAGGGCACCTGGGCTTATGCATATTCGTTACAGGGTGCCCGCAAAATGTTAAAATTACTAGATAATGATGCTGGTAACCATATAGATCAGTTATTAGCGGAATTTACGTCAGAGGGGTATTTAAAAACCTTAGCATTTGATCCTCCATTAATTATGCATGAACATTTAGATATTAGAACAAGTGATATACCGTGGGAGTGGTAATTTTATATTTTAAATATAAAATTAGGATAGTTGTAATAAATGTTTAATCATTTCTTGAGCAACTTTGACATTAACTGCATTGCCAAACTGTTTATACGCAGTATTTTTATTACTATTAATCTTAAAAGAATCAGGAAAACTTTGCAGTCTAGATACTTCACGGGGAGATAATTTTCGTTTACGGGATCCAATATAAACTATCTGCGCCATCGCCACTAGGGCTGGAGAATAATTAGTTCTACTTACACGAATTCCAGAAGGTCTAAATTGAAATAGGAGGGACCATATACTGTCATTTTCTTGAAAATGACCAGATTGCCATTCTAACTTTCTCTTAGACACAATAATTGATTTGTCTCTAATTTTATCTAACCATTCATCTAAAAAATCTGAATACGTATGATAAAACAGTCGATTTTTTTGCAAAATAGTTTGTTTCCATGAAGGTAACTGGCTGATATCATAGTCAAGATCCATTTCTTCCGTCCATATCGGAAATGTAGGTAATTTAATTTTTAGATCTTTAAAATATTGTATGAATTCTTCCCATATATTGAGAATTATTATATCTTGTTTCTTTAAATGTAAAGTTTTATCATTATCACTTTCATCATCTAAAATATCATTTATACTTGTTGATAATTTAGTAAATGTGGGATATGGGGGTAGTTCTCCTTGATTTTTTTTGATTCCTATTATAAAAAGTCGATCTCGGTTTTGGGGTATACCGAAAAAGAGGGGGCTAACAACAATAGGTTTTTCATAGGTATTGTAACCAAGTTCAATTATACTATTATAGATTGTTTTCCATGTATTTCCTTTATCATGAGTAAACAAGTTTTTAACATTTTCAAGGATAAAGAATTTTGGGGTTTTATGGTTTAAAATGCGACAAATATCAAAGAATAGGGTTCCACGAGTTTGATCTTGGAATCCCAATTGTTTTCCCGAATGACTAAAGGCTTGACATGGGAAGCCAGCAAATAAAATGTCGAAATCTGGGATATCTTGTTCATTTATATTTTTAATGTCACCTAAAGGTTCAATATCATAATTGTTTTTATATACATTTCTACATTCTTTGTCAATATCGGACGCTAATATACATTCCCAATTGTAGATACTGGCTGCTTGATGAAATCCACCTATTCCACAAAAAAGATCTATAAATTTTAGAATGGAATATGTCATGGTAATTGTTTAAAATTACCATAATTAAACTTTATATCATTTTTAATTTTTCTTCCATATCTAGTATATACTTAATTATACTAATATGTGAGCAATTATTCCTATGGTAGTTAATTTTAATATCTATTATAAAAGGGTATTTATTTTTCTTTAATTGTTGTAGTATATTTCTCTGAAGAGATAA